GATGCGTCTTCTCCGATAAGCATCTTGACTTGATTGTATCCGTTAAGAATTGGTGCATCAAAAGTTTCCTTGAATATAGGATCGGCTGGAAGATTAAGGAATGCATTAGCTTTACGCAGATTCTCCAAATCAGAAGTCAATGAATCTTCACGCTCTTGCCTATCAGCAATTGCTTTTTCAAGTTCCTTCTGAAGTTTCTCAACTTGCTTCTTGCTTTCGCTATCATCAATTTTAGAACGAAGCTCCTCAATCTCTAGCTTGGCTTTGTCATATTCGGCAACTTTGAGTTTAAGTTCAGCAGTCTCTTTGGACAGATTTTCATTTGTCTGCTTTAGGCTTTTGATAAATCCCGGCTTTTTCTCATCATCAACTGATGATGCCTTAATCTCTGGTTCATCACGATTAATCTCCGCAACCTTTGCGGTATCTTTCTCCGCATCAATCCTATCTTGAAACTGACTTGTATCTTGATTTAGTTTCTCTGCCATTATCTTGAACAAATCAGAAGGATTCCCCTTTGGGGCTTCCTTTATGTCAGTCTTAAAGAATGCATCTGCTTGTTTAACGGCACTATCCCTTGCGGCTTTATCTGCATCCCTTGAAATTGGGGGATTTGCGTTTGTTGGTTCTGGCGTAGGATCGGACATGGTATTTATTTGGTTTTGTGGTTGTTACTTACGGAGTGAAATTTCTTCAGCGGAAAGCGATTCGTCCATATCTGGATCAAAATCAAGGTCATGTGACCCAGCCCTTATTGGGGTTTTCTTTGGACGATCCGATGAAGTAAATGAATTGTCTTCAGCGTCTTCAGCGTATTCCTGTAATGCGCGGAATACTGCAACTACAGATGCGTGATCATGTTTCACTAGACCTTCATATACAGCGGTTTTTAATTCGCTATATCTTTTGTCATTTATGATTGCGGCGGCAAGGTTGGTTACATTTATATCCATGATTGTGGTTGCTTATCCGTTTTGTTGACCAGACTGAGGGTTTTGTGACGTTATTTGTTCTTGTTGAGCTATCGCATTTTGCTGTGCGATCATATCTTGAGTATTTTGCCTTTCAGCATGATCTAATTGTTGCTGATTTTGATCCTGCATAGCTTGGATGCTGTTTTCTGCTTTTGCACGATGAATTTGAATATCATTTGCGGCTTTTGCCCTCTTTGTTGCAAGGTCAGTTGAAACTTTCTCCATTGCATTTGCATTGTGTAGCTGTGCCTTTTGAGCCATTGCCGCAAGTTTAATGCTTTCCTTCTTCTGCAAGGTATCTGTTTGAATTGCAGTTTTTGCAACAAGTGCCTGTAGCTTGATGTCTTCTGGTGACATATTCCCTTGTCCACCCTCGCCTTGTTGCTCTTGTTGCTGTTTGGCCTTAAGCATTTGACCAAGTTGACTACCGATTTCATCGGTTGCACGTTGAAGTTGTTGCATTTGTTGACCGAACTGATTGGCAAGATCCTTCTTGGTAGGATCTTTTTGGATAAATCCAAGATGCGCGGTAAGATGAGGCCCCTTGAATCGGATGATACAAGCGTAGATGTCTTTAATAAGCTCTACTGCTTCATCTGGAACCTCTTGAGCCTGTTGACCGCGAGTAGGAACTTGCTGATTGATTCCTGCACTCTGAAGTGCCTGTTGAGCCTCTTGGATTGATGCACCAGCATCTTGGAAGTGACCCTTGAAATGCTCCACATGGTTTTGATCGGGATAAACACGGAAGTTTGCTACGTTACCCTTTGGATCAGTCATACCAATGTTCTCCATTGAGATGATTCCTTGCTCATCTGGTATTTCAACCTTTGTTTGTTTGACGTAACGATTGACGTTCTGGCGACCATTGAGTGCGGCAATGGCATCTGCAATGGCGTTTGCCTGACCTTCATTAATTGGAGTCATTCCAGTAAGAGAAACTGTTTGTTGAGCCGCCATTAGCTTATAGGAAGGGCTTCCAGAACCAGAAAGCATATTGCTTTCAATGTTTTCAATGTTTTCCCACTTCCAAGCCTCTTTGGGAACGCCATTTTCTTCCATGTAATCAACAAATCGTTGCTTCAATTTGTATCCATAGCCACCCTTGGTAGTATTGCTCATGCGCTTATAGAGCATCTTGATCCAACGAGTTTGGTTATCATTGAAACGACGAATCTGAGTGCCTTGGAGCTTGGCAGATTCAGCGGCATCCATTTCAGCCTCTCCCTTTGTCCTTTGTTTGCCGCCATTTTGAGTGTGACCAACATTGTATGCACCAATTCCACGATACATATCATTTTGATAAAACTGAATGCCAGCAAGAACCTCTTGGAACGGAATATTAACTGATACTTGATGAGGCTCTACATCTTGAGGCAGAACCATCCACGGCATCCACTCCATTTGCTTGAGCTTCTTTGTGGATTCGGCAGATCCACCCTTAAACATGAGTCGGGTATTCCAATCAATCGCATCCATAAAGCGATTCATGTGGATGTCATAAGCCCTGCATTGGATGAAAACGGCTTCAGCTAGTCCTTGGATTTCATGCCAGATTCCAGATCCAGTTGAATCAGTCATTGGAGCAATAATGTCCTCCCAGCCATCTCCATCTTTTTCTACCCAATCTTTTTTGTAGTAAAGGAAACCAGTTTGGTCACGATACTCTTCTTCAGAAAGATCCTTACGACCATTTTCTTTGTAACCAAGTACAAGTCCACCATAGTTCTGGAGTAGCATCATCTTGGAAATGCTTCCATTGAACTCCATGATATAAAGCTCATACAACTCAATGCGAAGAGTGTACAAGCGAGAGAGATTCATGTTGCCAGAGGCAACGTCACGCAACCATTCAGTATTTGTGTAGGTATTGCGATAGTTTGTGGTGAACATCCGAAGGGCATCTACACAAGCCCAAAAGTTCCAGCCCATTTCAGTAGCGTGTTTTTCTGCCTTAACTGGATCTTCTTCACCTCCAGTAATTTTAAGCCAGAACTCAAGCGGAGTATAAGAACGCTTTACGCAAAGCTCCCCAAGGTTGGTTAGATCAGCAAATGTTTTATCTGGAATAAGAATGTTGGAGTTATGGAAACTCTTTGTGGGCCATCCATCACGATCTTCTGCAATTTCAAACCCTTTTCCATAAAGAGTCATTTCTTCAACATCCAATTCGACGTTGTAATTGTAAGAAGTCCAAGAACGAAGCATCCTATCAAATCCAATTCCAATCAAATCACTCCATTCTTTTTTCTCCGTAGGATTTCCAAGTTTTGTCGTAATGGTTGCGGCAGTATTGCGCTCCATAACCATATCCACAAAGCTGGACTTCTGGTTATCAACAATAAATTTCATCTGACGGAATGGAACATTGCTCATTCCCGAAAGTTGACGAGATGCTACTTGGCTATAGTCCGTAGGGGGAAAGCCCTTATAACATTTGTAGATACGACCCCACTTGCGCTCACGACCAGCATTATCAAGGCGAAGATTCCAGCAAATTGTAAAGGCATCATTCGCAGTTTGCACCCTGCTTGTAGGGGCAACGCCATTGGAATTGATTGTGTTGAATCCCCAAGAGGAAACACCTTCACGATTTACGATCTTTTTTGTTTTAGCCATTTTAGCCGATTACTTGGTTAAGTGCCTCTCGGCGTTTTTGACATGAAGAACAATTCTTTGCACGTTTTTCTAATTCGGCATTGATGCCAAATGTAGATGCAACCTTATCTCCTAAATGTGCAAACTTATGGATTATTCCTGCAACGGCATCGCCAGCCTCTTGCCAACAATATTGTCCAGCAATACGTCCACAAATTTGTTGTTCAACTAAATAGCTTAGATTTTCTGGCACAGCAACATTCTTATTTTCCATGTCGCCTTTTATTTTATTTATGAATGAGTTTCCGTATGGAATATCCATTCCATTAACCCGATATGTATTTCCTTGGTCATCGCTATATTGATACCAAAGTCCTCCGGGAATCGCATCATTAGGATTTTTCAATTTCATGTTTGAAACCTCTTTCTTGCATTTATTTTATAAACTTGTCAAGTTCTCATGCTCATGGATTACAACGGAATTTGTTTAGATCAACCACAAGACACTACTTATGGAATTTCTTTTTTTGAGAGCGTTCCACAGCAGTTCATTCGTGAACTAACAGCATATAGATTGACAAGGGGTGAATTTGGTAGGCGTGAAAGGATCAAGCTAAAAATCAAGCTGGAGGATACCCAATTAAAAAGTCCAGCACAGCACATGGTCAATTGTTTCAATCTGATTTATGGAAACGATGTACTTCTTCACTCTCAAGGAATTCCAAACAATTATGCCTTAGATATTATAGATTTATTCTGTAATGAAAACGATTGGGGCATTGCTGGATGTGCTTCTAGCGGCAAAACCTTTTCTGTTGCGGCTTGTATCGTGATAGATTGGCTTTGCGCTCCAGATTGTACATCCACATATGTTGCCTCAACATCCTTGGATGCCTCGGAAGATCGACTTTGGGGTAAAGTTTGTACTCTTTACAGGGTTGCAATGAGAAATATACAGGAGAAATATGGCAAAGATAATTCCATTGGAAACCTTGTTGAATACAGGAGGATGATTGTTTTTGAGTCTATTGATACCAAAGATACAGAAAGAGATTACACAAATGCCATAAAAGCATTGGCTTTTCCTCGCGGCGGTGAGGGAAAGCGATCAGTTGAGAATACAAGGGGGCGTAAGAACGCTAGGATGCGTCTATTTCTTGACGAGTTGGCTGAAATGGATCTCTACGCACTTGATACTAGGGTCAACCTTGGAGCTAATCCTGACTTCATCTTTGGGGGAATGGCAAATCCAGCGGCAACGGCTAATAATCCCCATACTGAGCTTTGCCAACCAGACGATCCTATGGAATGGGATTCTGTAAACCGCTATACCCACAAATGGACTACTAGAACAGGGGTTGCTCTTCATCTATCTGGTGAAGATAGCCCTAATTTCAAGTTACCAGATGCAGAGATACCACCATTTGATCGCTTTTTGACTATACAGGGTGAGGCGGCAACCCTAAAACGATGCTATGGAAACAAAAATGCCCTTGAATACTGGCGAAATGTCTTTGGTTGGTGGCCCGATAGCTCCGTAGAACTCACAATCTTCTCAAAACAGTTTATCCAATCTTGTGATATTGCTTTTGAGCCTACTTGGAGTGACAGAACAAAGGTAGTTTGCGGATTTGATCCTGCATTTACGGCTGGAGGAGATAGATGCGCGGCTACTTTCTGTAGATATGGGCCAAACGATACAGGAAGAAGGGTTGGTTTCTACCTTGGAACAAGGGAATATACCAGTTCCGTTGGAGATGTCTTTGAAGAATCTATTGCCATGCAGTTGGTAAAGGATTGTGTCAGCTATGGAGTACATCCAAGAGACTTTGGGTTGGATATATCGGGCGATGGAGGCAAGATGATGAGGGCAATCATCATTGAATGGAGCAAATTTAATCCAGAGGCTATGTTTGTGTACCCAATCTCATCAATGGGTATGCCTACTGACAGAAAAATCAGCAGTTTGGACAAGAGAACCTGCAAAGAGGCGTATGATCGAATGGTTACGGAATATTGGTTTGCTGTACACACAGCAATGTCCACAAGATCATTGCTTGGTCTTGACGTAGAGAAGCATTCTCAGGTCGTGAGTGAACTTTGTAGCCGCCTTTATTCCCACAGAGGCAGGAAGGTAGCGGTAGAGAAGAAGTCTGACATGAAACATAGACTGAAGAAGTCTCCCGATTTGGCTGATTCTTTGACCTACTCTGTTGAGATGCTTCGCAGGGCAGGATTAGACTTTACCTTTGAAGAAGAAAAAGAGTCTTTGGACATCCTAGAGATTTCCGATTGGGAGAATCGTTTAATCAAGAAAAAGGGAACAAGTGAAGATCCCCATAGCGAGGAGGACATGAGCTATATGTCCACTAGCGTTGATGAAGATGGGTTTTGATCCATATTGTTTGGATTGGTGTAACCAAATTCACCTACAGGGGGATTTCACGCCCCCAATCTAAACAAAAAGGTCGGACGGAGTTCAGGTCGCTACTACTCCTGACGTTTTACGGCCAGTTTTGCCCCTCAATGCCCCGCCCGATTTGCGTCCTTGCCCATCACGCAACCTTTCGATCACGGAAAGGGTGTGGGGACAAGATGTAAAAAAGACGAGCCGAGAGATAGCTTGCATGAGCAGAGGCCCGACTCGTTTGCTGTAAAATTATTCTGGCTACTCTTCCGAGCAGGATTCGTGCGCCAGAGACACTAGCGGTTAGGCCGCCCCGACCATCCAACCTATCCTTTCGGGTGAACCTTACTGGGAAAAACCCAATGGGTTTTTTTTAATCGGATGGAACCTTTGTATTGAGTACGGCCCACTAATGTGACCTATCGCCTGTACTTCGGCTATACGGCTATATTCCAATCCGTAAGGAGGAACCATGCTTGTCCGTTTTACAGGTTTCACCTGATTCCGTTAC